TCAACCAAGACGCCCGTCCACCCAGTTCGCCAGGATCAACCCCGGCACGGCGTCATGTGCCCGCGCGGCATCCCGCGCCAGATCCAACCGCTTCGGCAGTTTCACTTGGGGGACCAGCAGAAAGATCGGCACGGTGGCGCGTCCGCGTCCGGTTTTTGAGCGCGACGCCACGCCAAGCCCGCGCGTGTTCAGCCGTCCGTCAGCGACCAGCAGGCTTGGCCCCGTGCGGCGATAGACAAACCGCAGGCGCAGACCGCGGCGGCGTTCCCATTCGCCGGGCGTGATGCGGCCACCGCGTCGCCCGCGGCCTGCGGCGGGCAAGGGGATCGCCAGCCAGAACCCGTCTTTCGAGCGGATCAGCGGGCCGGTGTCATGCGCGCTGATGATCTCGGGGGCTTTCGACCAAACCAGCGCCGCCGCGTTCAGGCTGTGGCCAGCTTTCGGATAGGTCGCGAGCCGGATCGAATTCGCCAGCCGCCGACCCAGCCCGGCACCAGTGATCTGCGCCCGCCAGTCGGATTTCAGCCCGGTGCCCGCCTCGCGCATGGCGGCGCTGACCGCCTTTTCCCCGGCTTTGACCTCGGCTGCCATCATCGCCACCAGATCGGGGTTGATGTCGAGTTTCAGCTTCATGCCGGGCGCAGATCCAGCGTCCAGACCAGCCGCTCGCGATCCCGCACGGGCTCGCCCTGGATGACGAAGCTTTCGCTGCCCAGCAGGATCAGATCGCCCGGGCGCGGATCCGGCAGGTCGGCGACGCGCACATCGATGATGGTCGTATCGGACAAGATGCGTGCGGACCCGAACTCGGCAATCCGGTCCGGCGCCTTGCGAATGACCCGGACAGGGCGCTCTTCGGAGGTGCCGGCCGAGATCCAGACCGCCTCCACCGCCATGGCGGGCGCGGCAAAGATCCGGTCCATGGCGGTGGCAAAGGCGTTCATGGCGGATCAGTTTGAGCTGTGCAGTCGGATCGCGATGCGCGGCCGCTTGTTGACCGGCAGGATCGAGGCCTCGGTCATCAGATCGATCCATCGGCCCTTTTCGTCCAGATGCTGGCGGGCATAGAGTGGTAGGCCGAGAGTGTTTGCTGCCTCCAGCAAGTTCGCGGGTCCGCCATAGGTGGTGAACGTGTCCATCGTGCCCAGCGGGAAGGCGATGCCCTCGTTGGCGGGGACCAGCCGTTCGCTGGCCTTGGTAGAAAGCGTGACGGTGCCCGAGTATTCCTCGAACACGATGCCCGCGAAGGGGAAGCTGCGGCGGACGTCCTGGCGCAGGGGCTGCGCGCCGGTGGCGGCGTAGAACTTGTAGGCCTCTTCAGTCTTGGGGTGGCTGATCAGCTTGTCGAAGAATTCCCGGCTCACCAGCGCATGTACATCGCTCATGCTTTCGCCCAAGAGGTTGTCTTCCATGGCCCGCAAGACCTCGCGGACCTTGCCCTGCACGTTGGTGCCTGCGGTGCCGAGGACGAAGTCGACTGAGATCTGCGCCAGCCCGAATTCGGTGAAGTAGTTATAGAGCGTCGTGCCAGCGCCGTCCTTCACGATACCGCGCAGCGCATTCATCTCCATGTATTCGCGGGTCTGGGCATGCTTGCGCCGCATCAGTTGGAGCTTGCGGTTCATCACCTCGACCAGAGGGTCGGCACCATCGAAGACGCCCAGCGCGGGCTGACCCTGAATGTCGCCCGGCAGGATCACATCGTCATGCGGGATCCACGGTAGGGCAAAGCTTCGCATCGACCGGCCTTCCCGCGTGCCGACGGTGGCGGGGCCGCCCAGCGGCACCGAGGGCAGCAGGTTCAGCACGCCCTCGTATTGTTCGATAATCACCGATCGCTGGCTGACGCCTTCAAAGCGGAAGAGGCCGATCTGGCCGAGGCGGGTGTAGAGGTTGGGCAGGATGTTGATGGCCTGCGTCATTTCGGCCAGCGAATAGCCGCCAGCGTCAAAGGGATTGCGAACGAGGGTCATGGGGTGCTCCGGGAAATGAGGGATCAGACACCGTCGCGGGCGATGATGCCCACGGCAGCAAGTTGCGCGATCTTTGCGGTGATCTTGGTGCCGTCATCGACGGATCCGTCATAGGCGAGGGCTGCGCGCGAGACGATCGAGGGGCCACGGACCACGACAATGCCAATAGCGTCCGCCAGCGTGGCATCAACTGCGTAGAGCAGAACGGCACTTGCGATCTGCGCTCCATCAGAGCCAGTGGCGGTCGCCAGCTTGTATTTGCCGCTGGCGGTGATCTGGCCGAGCACCGAACCTATAGGATAGGGCATGCCTTGCAGCAGCGTGATCTCCTCGCGTGTGTAGTTCGGGTTGACCTCATATTTGAGGACATCGCCCATGCTGGGCTGTTCCGTCAGGACGGGCATTGGTCAGTCTCCATGATGTTGGGGGTGGCAGGCGACTCAACGTGAGGCTGTGGCGGTTTTCTTGGCAGCAGCAATGATCGGGCTGTCTGTTGCGGCGGTCGCCGCAGGGGCTGTGGCGACGATGCCAGCAGCGTCGCCGCGGGCAGCAAGGTCGGCCAGTACGCGGGCGCGCAGGGCTTCCGGTTTCAGCCCGCGCGCAACAGCGTCGGCGGCGTCTATGTCCACACCCAGTCGGGCGGCCTGCGCGCAGACCTGCGCCACTTCGGCCGCCTCGGCGCGAATGGCCTCGGCGGTCATGGCTGCTGCTTCTGGTGTCGGCGCAGCAGGAGCCGGAGCGTCTGTCGCAGGCGCGGCGGCTTCATCGGGCGGAATGGCTGTTGCGGCCGGGTTTAGAGTGTCGTTGGGCGTGGTCGTCATTTGTGGACCCTTTCTGGTGGTGGGATTGGAGCCGCGGGGTGCGGCGGCGAAGGCGCGGAAGGCGGTGACGGGATCGGCGAGGTCATCGGCCAGACCGGCCGCGATGGCGTCGGCTCCGCGGAACACGGCCGCTTCGGTGGCCAACGCTGCCGCTTGAGACAGCCGGTCTCCGCGACCTGCGGCGACGGTTTCCGCGAAGAGGAAACGGACGACCTCGAGCTCACGCTGCATCTGGTCGTGAACGGCCTCGGGCAGAGGCTGATAGGGATTGGCGTCGATTTTGTGCGACCCGGCATGGATCAGCGTGACGGCGATGCCCTTCTGGTCCAGCGCGGCGCTCATATCGGTGTGCAGCCCTACGACGCCGATGCTGCCGACCGCCCCGGTGCGGGGCAGGATGATCCGATCGGCCTGGGAGGCCAGAACGTAACCTGCGGACAGGGCATGTTCGGCGACGAAGGCCTGCACCGGCTTTTGTGCTCGTGCGACCCGTATGCGGTCGGCCAGATCGAAGGCCCCGGCGACCTCGCCACCGAAGCTGTCGATGTCCAGCGCGATGCCGAGCACCGCAGGATCCTCGATTGCTGCGTCGATCTGAGCAGCAATGCCCTCATAGGAGGTAAGGCCCGAGGATTGCCCGATCCACGCCCCGCGATGCACCAGCGTTCCGGCGATTTCGATCACCGCGATGCCGTCGACCACCGCGTAGGGCTGGCTTCCATTGCGCTGATTGCGCTGGGCGAGATCGTTCCCAAACAGCGAAGCGCGGGCAGGAAGAGCGGCTGCGGCCCGATCGGGAATGTCCTCGTCCAGACCTTGGAAGGTGATGTCCTGCCCGGTGATGCGCGCGCCCAGCCCTGACAAGAACGCCAGTGCCTTGGCAGGGTCCACCATCAGCGGCGTGTTGAAGGCGCGCTGGGCAATCTGGACGTGGTGCATCACGGTTCATCCTTGGGATCGGGCTCATCTTCAGTGTCTTCCGGCGCACCGTCGTCCCTGGCGCTGTCCTGATCCGCATCTTTCGCCGCGCCGTCACCCGGCCCCTGTGCAGGCGACCCCGGACGCCGGAAGTCGAGGCCCAGCGCCAGCTCGCGTTTGCGCTCGGCGGCAATCTCACGATCAACCTGTTCGGCGTCGTAGCCACGTTCCGACAGGGCCTGGGTACGGGATTTCAGACCCGCCTCGATCTGCAGGATCTCGGCCGAGGCATCCTTCATCGGATCGATCCAGTCCCACTTTGTCGGAAGCCAGGCGCAGGCCTGATATTGCCGCCGCTGGCTGTCATAGCCCGGCAGGTCCAGCGCACCCGACAGCACAGCGGTGTCCATCCAGCGCACCCAGACCGCGCGGCAAAGCTGAAACACCAGCACCCCATGCTGCCAGGCCGAGATGCGACGGCGGAATTCGATCAGCGAGATGCGGGTGTTGGAGAAGTTGCCCTTGGCGGTGTCGCCGGTCAAATAGCCGTAAGGAATGCCCAGCGCCGCCGCAATTTGCAGCAAAGTGCGGTATTGGAACGGCTCATAGGTGCCACCCGAGTCTGGCGTCGCCGGGGTGGAGACATCCTCGCCGGGATCGAGCCGCACCACCTGGCCCGGTTCCACCTCAAGATCCTCTTCGGTCGGTTCCAGCGGGGTTTCGGGGGCGGGCGAGGTGATGAACATCGCGAACATCGCCGCGATCTTCTTTCGCTCCAGTTCGGCATCGTCGTAGAGGTCCAGCGTGAACAGCTTGACGATCGCAGCGGAAAAGCGCGACACCCCGCGCAGTTGGCCCGCCTCGACCGGGTCCAATACGTGGATCACTTCAGATGCAGGAACCCGTGTCGTCTCACCTGCAAGCCCCGGATCGGTCATGTCGCCCGGGTGGCGGCGCAGGAAGTGATAGGCAACGCGGCGGCCGATGCCATCGAATTCGATCCCCTGCCGGATCAGACCGGCACCGGGCAGTTCACGGTTCATGTCGAGGGGCAGCATTTCCGACGGCAGCATCTGCAATTGCAGCGGCACGGTCAGACCATCCTCGGCACGGCGTGGCCTGATCCGGACAAACACCTCGCCGGATAGGAACACCTCGCGCGCAGCGCGGCGCTGCAGCCCGTAGAAATCGGTCAGACCCTCGGCATCGGCGTCATCGGTCCAGGCCAGCCACAGCGCCTGCAACTCTTCCTTCTTTGCGGCATCGGCGATGGTGGATGAGGGTTTAATGCCATCGCCGACCACATTGCTGGCGAAGGATTCCACCGCATTCGCTGCGTAGCCATTGTTGCGCACCAGCCAGCGGGCGCGGGCGGTGATCGTGTCACCAGATGCTGCGATCAGCGTGTTTACGTGGGCGCGGGAGGCGCGGAAGCCCCGCAACCGCCGGTGGGCCTGCGCCGCGTCAAACCCGCCGATGATGCTGCCGATCCGTTGACGGAACGCTTCAAACGCCATGGATCACAGGCCCTTCGTGGCGACGGTGCCCCAGCGACGGCGACGCGGTGCGCCGGAGGTGGCCGTCGCTATGCGGGTTTCTAGGTCACTGATGGCAGTCGCCAGTTCGACGTCCGAGCCATAGGCGATGGTCTTGCCGTCATAGCTGACCGAGCGGACGCCCGCGTAACGCGCCTCCTGCAGCGCGGCGAGAAGCGCGCGCATCCGTTCCAGATCCATCTCAATCCCTCATGAAGTTCGGTGTGTAGGCCCGACGTTTGCGCCGTGGCGTCGTTGGTGTTCCCGCCTTGGGCGGGGCGGGTGCTGCCTGTTCGGTCGGTACCACCTGCTGAGGTGCGGGGCGGGTTTCCACCCCGGCCTGTTCTTCAAGCCGTCGCCATGTGGCCTCGTCCCAGCGATCCGCGCCCATGATCCACGCCGCCGCCCGCGCATAGACCCGGCAGTCCAGCGCCTCGTTCCTCTCGCGCATTTTCTGCCACTCGGGGTGGGCATAGCCGCGCTTGTTGCGCACGGTGACCAGCTGCTCTGCGACCAGCTGTTTCAGCCATTCGGTGTCGATCCAGTCGGGCAGATGCACGGTGCCAGGGGCGTCGAGCACGCCCAGCGCACGGTCCTCGTCCGAGGGGCGTTCCAGCCGAAGGAAGCGATAGGTCTCGGTCTTGAACGTTGCAGTGGCCACCGACCACAGCCGGGCGCCACGGCGCAGACGCTTGCCGCCAATGGTGGCGTCGACGAAGGTCGGGCCCGACACCGGCGTCGCGCGGTTGAAGCCCTCGAGGCCCTTGACAGGGGCCACCTGATCGAACCCCTGCTTGCGCGCCCATGCATAAACGGCGGCGGACTCGTAGCCGGTGTCGATGGCTAGCTTGCCGATCACCATCACCGCCCCATTGGCACAGGCCCATGTTCGACCGAGCAGGACTGTCAGCTTGTTCCAGCAGGCGGGATCATCCGGTCCACCGGCAATGACGATGTGATCGACAAGCCAGGACTCCAAACCCCGACCCCATGCCCAGATATCGACCTCAATCCGGTCTTTCTGCACATCAACGCCAGCCGTCAGGAACAGACCACCTTCGGGGATTTGTGTCCCGAAGGCTTCGCGGCGTTCCGCCAGCCGTTGCCATTCCGGCGCATCTCCCGACTCGACCCATGTCTCGCCCAGCAGGGTGTTGCGCGCGGCGCGCAGCATTTCCTCCGAGCCTTGCGCCGCCAGCCAGTCCCGTGCGATCTGCGCCCAGCTTTTCCAGCCCAAGGGCGAATAGAGTGCCGAGAGGTGAAAGCCGATCGAATGCGGATCAGCCGAGACCGCCGTCGCCCGCCATTCGCCCCGCTCAAGCATCTGGGTCTTGTGATGCTCGGCGATGGACTTCTCACAAGCTTCGCAATGGTAGGAAGCGGTATCGGGCCGTCCTTTTTCCCAGCGCAGCCGCTCAAACTGCAGCCATTGTATCGCCCCGCAATGGGGGCAGGGCACAAAGTACCGGCGTTGGTCGCTGGCCTCATATTCCCGCTCGATCCGGCTGATGCCCCGGATCGTCGGGGTCGAGACCATGAACACCTTGCGCCGGTGCGAGAAGGTGGTGGTCCTCGCCTCGGCCAAGGTGACCGGATCGCCTTCCTCATCCGCCGAGGCCGGATAGGCATCGACCTCGTCGAGGAAGATGTAGCGCGCAGGCATCGAGCGCAGGCCAGTCGCCGAATTCGCACCGGTCAGCACCAGAATGCCGCCTGGGAATTCCTTGGACCGCATCGAATTGCCCGCGTCGCGCGACCGCGCCGGGTTCACCCGTTCCCGAAGTGCAGGGCTCTCGGCGATCAGTGGATCAAGCCGTCCGCGCGAGGTGCGTTTGGCCATCTCGACCGTCGGCAGCACCGCCAGCATCGGTCCCGGCGCGTGGTGGATGACAAAGCCGATCCAGTTGTTGCCCGCCTCGGTCGCGCCCACCTGTGCGGCCTTCATAAAGCTGATCCGTTGCACTGGGTGTCGCGGCGACAGCGCATCCATGATTTCGCGCAGGTACGGCGTGCGCGCGGTGCGGTATTGCCCCGGCTCAGCCGAGGCCCGCGACGACAGCTTACGGTGCTGATCCGCCCATTCCGACACAGTCAGGTCCGGATCGGGGCGCATACCGCGACGCCAGGCGCGCAGGATATCCTCGGCCCCGTCAAACCCAAGGCTGAGGTCTGCGGTCAGATCGTCGGTGGCCGTGTCGTCACTATCCGAGGCTGACCCGGAGATCGGCAAGGGCGTCGAGTTGCGCTCTGACATGGGTTTCCAGCACCCTCTGCAGGATCGCGGCCTCGATGATCACCGGGCGCCCCGGACGCTCCGGTGTGCCGGATTGTTTTTCCACCTCCGCTGCCACTTCGGCCGCCATCAACGCTGCGACCCTGCTGGGCCAGGTCACCCAGACGTCGCGTTCCTGCCGTGCGAGGCGAAACACCAGCGTTTCCGCCCGGGCCCGATCGACCAGCGTGCCCTTCTTTTTCTGGATCGCCAGCTGACGTTCCTGCGCCTGGTAGACTGTCAGCGCGGTGCGGGCCTTGAGGTAGGATGAGCTGTCGGCTGGCCCCGAAAAGCCACTGTCGCCACCGGTGCTGCGGCGCTGCTGATCCGGATCAGTCATCTCGGCGCGGCGCACGTCCGAGGCTGCGGCGTTTATCGACCCGTCGCTGTAAACCGCCAATCGCCCGGCTTTGCGCGCCTTCTGAATGGCGCCGCGCGACAGGCCGGAATGGGCGGAATACTCGCGCTCGGACATACCTTCCATGGCGATTGGACGTGCCCTCAAGATATTGGAATTAAACCGAAATAACGATCTTATTCAGTTGATTACACTCGCCCGGCCAGCGATTCTCGGATAAGGAAATTACCCCCGGATCGGAGACACGCCCATGACCATCGCCCATCGCTTCAACACCGAAGCCGCCCGCCTGCTGCCACACATGGCGACAGACCTTGCGGTCGACCCCACGATCACCACGGCGGGTGAGATCGACGAGATCGTCTTTCGCCGCAGCGAATTCCTCGGCGGGATGGCTTGCGCAATCCTTGCCATGATCGAACAGCAGGAATGAGGAGACGGACATGACCGCCATCACCACAATCCGCATCGATCATGACGCGCTGCCCGACCAGTTTGACCGCTCGCGCCCTGACGCTGTTGCCGAGGCCATCGAGGCCGCGCTGCGCGAGGACGGGATCAGCGCCGAGGCCTCGGACGTGATCTCGCACATCAAGATCGAATTGCCGACCACGCAGCTGGCCGCTGCCAGCGCAGTGCTGGCCGATCTGCAGCTGATTTAATGCCCCCGGTGCAATCACAAAGCACTGATATTGCTCTGATTTGCCTACGATAATCGGCGTAACAGAGCGATGGTACTTACAGGACAACGATGCAACTCACCACCGCGCTCAAGCAGCGGAGCGATAGCGCAAAATTAAGGAGCCACGCCATGACCCGCCTCAACCCTGCCACCACACCCCGCCACCAGCTGCGCGCCGAAAAGGCCCGGCGCAACCGCGAAGCCGCCCTGAACGCGTTCATCGGCAAGAAGACAGAAATCGACGCGATGCTCACTCGCTTGCAGGCGCTCAGCGACGACCATTTCAACGCCCACCCCGACGAGATCAATTGGGGAGATGTCGGAACCCTTGAGCATTACGCGAGCCAGCTCAAGCGCATCACCGACAGCGCCTTTGGCGAGGGTGAACACGCCGAATAAACCGACCACGCGCCACAACGCGGCCCGCCAACGCGGCGGGCTTTCCCCGGTAGAAGGTCGCGCAATGCCGCGCCGCCCGATCAACCCGGAGGCTCAGATGCCCAAACTCACCGACACGCAAACCGTCATCCTCAGCACTGCTGCCCAGCGCGCAGACAATCTCGCTATGCCGCTGCCCAAGGGGCTCCATGGCGCTGCCGCGAACAAGGTTATCACCATGATGATCGGGCGCGGCTGGCTCGAGGAGGTCGACGCCAACCTGCGCCGGAATGAGCCGCTCTGGCGCGAGACAGGTGACGGCCACGGCACCACGCTGGTCGCCACCGACGCGGGCCTGCTGGCCATCGGGGTTGAGCCAGTCGTGGTGCAGGCTATGGCCGGGCTGCGCAAACCGAAACCGGAAGCTGAAACTATACCGGTCGCGCCGCGCAATGGCACCAAACAGGCGGAACTGATTGCGCTGGTGCAAACCCCAGAAGGCGCCAGCATCGCCGAGATTTCCGCCGTGACCGGCTGGCAGGCCCATTCCGTACGCGGCGTGATCTCGGGCCAACTGAAGAAGAAGCTCGGGCTGGAGGTTGTTTCGGAGAAGTTAGAGGGCAGAGGTCGGGTGTATCGTATTTGACTTGAGGAACAGGATCCTTGCAGCACTGAAATCTGCAGACGATCGCGATCGACTATTCTGAAAGAACTCCTTTTTCCTGACCGAGATCAGATCCGGCAAACTTCGGGTAGTCACGGTATGCATCTGAACCCCGGCGAATAATGTCAATCAGGGCCGCAAAAACATCATCGCTCGCATCGCTCTTCCAGAGATTTGCAAAGAGGCAGACGAGCTGGATATTGTCAGGCTCGTATCCACGATCGCTGTCAATGCGATCAACAGACATAACGAGGTGATTTGTGCCATCAATCGGCGCTTCTGCAAGCATTGGCAGCCCTGTCAGTCTGCATAAGCTGTTCTGAGCATCCCACAGTTTCAAAATGTCCTCATAGAGGGCCGAAACAGATGCGAAGCCGAAGTCTTTTGGCTTAATGACGCGTTGGACCGTCTGGCCCTTGCTTTGCTCAGTGCGGACTTTGATATTGTAGGCCATTTTGAGAGCAGCATCATGGAGCGCATCCCGATGGTGTACTCCTTTCCGTCGCTGTTCTTCCAGAAAATTGGGTATTCGAACCATCATCCAGACAAAGGAATGTGCGTCGATCAGCCTGACATTGTCCAGTCCGGCCCATTCGACCAAGGCCTGTCTTGTCTGTTCAATGGCAAAGCAGAACGCTTCATAGTTCTCCCATGAACACTTTCCGCTTGTACGAAGTGAAAGGCCCAGCTTTTCAAAGGCAGCATCGAATGTCTGAGGTCTGATCGGCAGGTAACGTGCATCGTCTCGCAAGAAGAAAAGGTATCCGAAAAGCGGATAACGACGCCCCAGAAGATCAACAAGCGCGTCCATCACCTCACTGTGCTCTCGCCTGTCTAAAAACAGATCAAAGACCAGGTTTTCAAATTTTCGGAGTTTACCAGGCTCTGAAAGCTCTTCTTTCAGAAATGCAGGTTCGCTAGCTCCATGCCGATTTTGACCCCAGTCGCACATATTATTGCGGACGTCAGCGCTCTGATGGATTTCGATCGCACTGATGACGTGCTTTAGAATTTTGCCTTGGCCAACAGTGTTCGGCGACCATGACGCAGGAGCAAGTTGCACGAGAGCAAGTTCGCGGACTTCCGTCTTATAGCCTTCATTCCGTTCCACGACCCCTTCGCGAAGAGAGCGAAAAGGCGAACGTCCATAGGTTTTCACGTCTGATGTGAAGTTTCTGTAAGCACTCAGAAAAGTTTCGCGGTCAATTGTTTCAGACATGGAATACCCTCAAATGGACGTTTGCGGGACGTTACCATTCTGCGGCGATAGTGCCACCTCAAGAACGAGGTCTCCAAACGGCGGTCAGTTTGAATGCTGGTAGTCTAATTACTAACATCGGGAAGCAGGTTTTTCTTCGCGACGAGTCTCACGCGTTAAGTCGTTTTGCTTTAACATCATCGAAGCCCTCATCGGTATCGACCAAGGTTGCCGTTTCTCCGGTGAATTGCTGCCAGCGCTCGATGGCCACATCGACATAGGCCGGGTTCAACTCGATCCCGAAGCAGACCCGCCCGGTCGTTTCTGCCGCAATCAGCGTCGTGCCCGATCCCATGAAGGGTTCGAACACCGCCTGACCCGGGCTGGAGTTGTTCAGGATCGGGCGGCGCATGCATTCGACCGGCTTCTGCGTACCATGGACGGTGGCCGCGTCCTGATCCTTGCCGGAGATGTGCCAGAGGGTGGTCTGTTTCCGATCCCCTGCCCAGTGGCCCTTGCCGGTCTTCTTCACGGCATACCAGCAGGGTTCATGCTGCCAGTGATAGTCGCCCCGGCTGAGCACCAGCCGATCCTTGGCCCAGATGATCTGCGACCGGACGGCAAAGCCCGCCTCCACAAGACTCTGCGCAACCGTCGCCGCATGCAGCGCGCCGTGCCAGACGTAAGCCACGTCGCCGGGGAACAGCGCCCAAGCCTCGCGCCAGTCGGCCCGGTCGTCGTTCAGCACCTTGCCGGTGCGTTTGGTCTTGGCCGCACCCGCTTGGTTGCGCCAGCTTGGGTCATATTCCACGCCGTAGGGCGGATCTGTCACCATCAGCAGCGGTTTCACGTCGCCCAGCAGCTGCGCGACCACATCGGCGCACGTGCTGTCGCCGCAGATCAGGCGGTGCGATCCCAGCTGCCAGATGTCACCGGCAACTGATACCGGCGTGACTGGCGGTTCGGGAATGTCATCCTCGCCCTCGACAGCACCACCTTCAGGTTGATCCGGATCCTGCAGCAGCGCGTCCAGATCCTCATCGGTGATCCCCAGCAACGACAGGTCAAAATCCTCGGCCAGCAGTCCCGCGATCTCGTCGCGCAGCATGGCCTCGTCCCACTCGCCCAGTTCGGTGAGCTTGTTATCGGCGATGCGGTAGGCCCGGCGCTCGGCCTCGTCGAGATGGCCAAGCCGGATCACCGGCACATCGTTCAGCCCGAGCATGGTCGCGGCCAGCACCCGGCCGTGGCCCGCGATCAGCTCACCATCGTCGGCCACCATGCAGGGCACCGTCCAGCCGAACTTTGCCATGCTGGCGGCGATCTTCACCACCTGGTCGTCGCCGTGCATCTTGGCATTGCGGGCATAGGGGCGCAGCCGGTCAATCGGCCACGTCTCGATCTCGCTTGGCGCGAAGACAAGGTCCAT